AGTGCCTACGCTGGTTTGATTGATCGCCGTATGCGTCGCAGTAACAGCGCCAGTAATTGCCGGAAAAGTGTTGAGAATCGTAGACTTTATAAGTCTAAGATGATCATCGCCTTGCGACTTAGGATCAGTGGCGCCTACGGGATTAGTCGCAACTAAACTGTTAATATGTGTGCCGGCTTCTAATCCCATGCTAGTAACCTTTGCCTATGCGAATGTGCCCAAAGTTGTAAGCGGGCATGACCGAGCCGCCGCCAATGAGCGAGCCATAAAATTCATTTAGCCTATTGGCAGCTTCCATGAATATGCTAAGCGACGCTTGCGCCAGTTCCAAGTCCTGTGTATAGGTGTATAGATAGAACAGCGCACCATGAACATATAAATCTTCATGATTGGTGAGAAGCACGTTAGTAGCCGTCACGTCTAACGGGTCTGGCCATCCCATATAAACAATTTCAAACGAAATACCAGCGCCTGGTACTCCGCGGAATTCTACTGTCTGGCCGCTGACCGCGTAATACATTACGTCGGCCGTTGATGGCACAATTCTAATGCCTTGCAGCCCGACATTCTCTAACGCATATGTCGAGCCATCAGCAGCAGCGGCAAAAATTGCGCGCACATTCTGAACTTGCCCACTAAGGTTATAGACGCCCGCCGCTATCCTTGCCGCTTCTAATATCGTTGTGCGTGTCTCGAAGGCGCGAACCTTCCGTCTAATCATGGCTTCTGCGCGTCGAATGAATAACAATACCTCTGCGGTAAGCTCTGGCCGAACAGCGTCGGCCAGAATATTGGCCTGTAATGTTGTATAGTTTAGACTCATTTTATGATTATGCCTCTGTGCAGTATGCCGCGCTTCCCGTCGCGCTTACGTACTTTATATGGTTCGCTTTCGGGGGAGGCGATAAACTTCAACCAAGCTTTGTGTTGTATCTGCGGGTCTAAACTTGCTGTGTCTGGGAATCGCATCTGAATAACGCGCATATCGTCCGTTGGGATATTCAGTGCTACGTATCCCCAGTCGTCCGGCACGCCATTGAGGCGCGGTTCCTTCCGCATTTCTTGATTAAGTGTAAGAATTGCCCGACGCTCCGGCTTACCGCCATTGTTCGGCAGATTTTGAAGTACAGCGTCCGCAATGCGCTTTTCTGTATTATCCATAAAAGAGCCCGGCCGCCTGCTGGATCGACCGGGCTAACTCCGTTACACAGTTACAGCGCTACCGGGCAGAATGTCCCGAATGACTGCGTGTGCTTTTTCGTTGTATACCTTAAGCGTCCAGTCTACGGTGCAATCGCGTCTCTCGCTTAGGCCATTCTTGCCAAGTTCCTTGACTTTATAGCCATCGAGGTATGCCATAGCTGCGCGCGACGGATCAATTAGCAACACGTCTGCTTCAGTTGCGCCGCCGTACAATTGCTGCATTCGATTTGCAACAATCGTAAGCGTCGTTCCAAACGCAGTGACGATTACTTGAAAGTAACCTTGTGCTGTTTGATTGGCTTTGGCTCCATCGCCGTTGACGTTAGCGACGGGACTGGCGCGCAAACCTGCGGCTGCGGCGGAATTTAGAAACGCATTGATACCGTTCACCAGCGTGGGAGTAGTCATTAGATACGTAATATTTCCAAACGCGTTATATACGTTCAGAATTTGCGCCGTAATGAATGCCCAAGAAAGTGCGCGGCCAGTTCCTACCGTGGGCGCGTCAACAATCTTCGTGCCGGTGTTGAAACCGCCGGACGCGCCGCCTGCGCCGAATGAATCGTTTGTCGCTACCCAGGCTGAGAATCCGCCGGCCTTACCTGCGGTTGCGTTGTTATCGTCTGCGACACTGGCTTGATTGAAAGTTGCGTGTGCCTCAATATCTTGGCGCATGCGCTGTAATGCCTTCATCACTTCGTATGCAAGCTGATCGCCGTCGCTGATGGTATCGCTACTATTCGCGCGCTCAGAAACCGCAATTGTGCGCGCGTTGATCTGCGTACGATTGCCTACGCGAGCGCCCGTTGCTACTTCATACGCAGCAGCGTCGGAACCGGAGATTCTGACTTTGGTCAATACCGGCGCGCCTAGGTCATCCTGCACCCATTCTGTGTAATCCTGATTACACACGTCGGTGCCGATCATATCTTGAAACGGCGTCTGTACTTGCGTGAGCATGAAGATCTTTTGCAAGACATCTTCATTAACGAGCCCGCCGGCAACTAGCGCCTTAAGGTCTACGTTATCAATTGCATCTGCTGGAAAAGCCATTTTAATTACCTTCTATTGTTTAAAACGCCCAAGTACCGTGACACTTCTTGGTCGGCTCGGGACTTCGACTGCCGAGAAACGGCCTTAGCCGGTGCGCCACTGTTAGTCTTAGACTTGCTAATATTCGCTGGCCTTCGCTCAACCACATCGGCCAGAGCCTTGTCTATTCTAACTTTGCGCTGCCAGTTATCGCGGATATATCGCATGGTGCGGCTATCAACAATCGACATTAGATAGTTTTCCGGAAAGCCATACGCTTGCATATGTGTCGCCATGTCGCCCAATTCTTTTTCGCGAATAACTGGGTCTCGCCATTCCGGAATTATTTCTATCGTTTTTTGCCGCTCGGTCGTCACTATGGATTCATGCTTTGCTTTGGCTGCCGCAATCATTTCTGGCTTCAATAGCTCTTTCGGCATTGTTGCCAGCAATGTTTGTAGCTCCTGCTCCGCGCGCAAAAAGCCCGTTTCTTTAGCTGCCTTATCCTCCGCAAATTTAAGTGTCTCTATTGTAAATTTTTCCCTTTCTGCCATGTGATCCTTGAGCTTGCCTAGGGTCATGCCCTTTAGCTTGTCGCTCGGGATTTCCATGTCATAAAGGTCTTTAACCTCGACACCTAACCTCTCGGCCAGTTCGTTGAGGTTCTTAGGCTTCGTCTTCTCCACAGATTTTTCGTCTATGGGCTTCTCAGCAGATTTAACCTTTGATTCGTCTAGCGTAAACTGCTTTGCAAACTCTCGCAGAGCGTTATTCTCGCCTTCTGAATTAGGATTCCGTTCCCTCTCGGGCGTAATATTTTGCTCGTTCATTTATATGCTCTCGCACCGTGTTAATGGCTCTCGCCAGATTCCATGTATATTCCCGTTTGTCGAGTGTATCGGCAAACAGCCAAGACGCGACTTGCGCGCTTTGTAGATCATCAAGTATTCTCGGTAGAAGCTGATTCGTCAGCAACTTTTCCGCTTCCGTTCGCTGATTCATTCGGGGTTTCTCTCGCTAATAGCAAATCGGTTGTTGCCGCGCCGACAATCTTTGCCTCTTCTACTTCGGAGCTTAATATTGCATCCCAATACTTGAACTGTCTATCAGCATCGCCGGCGTATTTTTCTACGCTGATGCGCAACTGTTCTAGCCCGACGGCTTGCGTCATTAGTTGTTTGCGCATGAAATCATCAGCTTGCGCTTGCTTATCTTTGGTCTGAAATACTTGTTGCGCCTCTTTACTCCGCGGATCGACAAAATACTGCTCCGGGTTTTGTATTTCTAGAGTGCGCGCCCATTCCATCAGAGTTTTGTAGAATCCCTCTACGTTAACAAGTGTTCCCTCCATTCCTGACTGCGCGAGCTGTTGCTGTGATTGCAGCATCCCCATTAATGTTTGTGCTTTGCGCGCACGCTCCCCAGGAGACATGCCGACCTTAACAGTTATTCTGTCGCGAGCGTTCCACTCCGTTGGCGTAGCGCTTAGCCATGCACCATTGCGTTTAAGTTTAATTGGTTGATCGTAACTCTCGCGAAGCGTTGCGTGTGCAAGCAGGAACGTGTTGCGAATCAGCGTGTCTGCGATATTCTTCGTCATTAACGAAGATAGTTGTTCCATTACGCTAAAGGCGCGGTCTAGTCCTTGTGACCCCATTCTGTCGCCGCCAATAATGGCCTGATTACTCTGCATATCGAGTGCTGCGCCACCCATTTCTGTGCGTTCACGTTTCAATGCTTCTATATTCTGAAGAATTGAGGCGGAATTATCCTGTGTGACAAACGGCATGACTGCGGAGCGCACGTCAGTAATGCCAGTATCTGCGCGCACTCTAATTGCGCCGTTTGGACGCCCGTCGCCAATATCGTCCACGTTTACTTTGCCGTCTAGATATGCAAGGCGATTCTTCGTGACACTGTTTACATTGTCGTATAGTGCGCGCTTTAGTCCGGTATGTTCGTCTTGAGTCTGTCGCAACTTATCGTATTCAGATATGCCGGTTATTCGGTGCGGCATGATAAAGACCGCGCCCATTGCATATGGAACCAGCGCAACTGGCTCGTCTTCAAGTAATACATTGTCATGCCAGACTAAACTAATTCTTCTGCGTTCAGCGATTCCGTCCCCGTCCACATCTAGCAATGTAAAACACTCAAACCACTCCACAAGGTCGAGGCTTGAATCTACATTGCGCACTGCGGGAGTTATTGCCCGGCTTGGATTACGCGCAAAACTATCTGCCTTTGATATTTCGCTAGAATACGCGCTCAGTTCTTTAACCTTGGCCTTGTCGAATCCCATGCGTACAAGATCGGAGCGCAAGTCCACATGACGTTCAGCAATAAAGGTTATGGTCTGAAGGTCAAAGCTATCGTGATTCTTTTGGTAATAAATATTTTCTGGCGGAGGACTTTCTGCGCGAAACTTTTTCATCACTTTCGTTGCGCGCACTCGCAAGCTTCTA